TGACTTTTTACTTAAAACATATTACATCAAGTTAGCGATCTTGAATGAGCGGTAGTACAAGTTGCTCAATGCTGTCAATGCGCCAAGACCTTGAGTAGCACCTTGTGCAAATGGGTTAGCAACCAAACCGTAACGGGTTTTGAAACCAATTTTTGGTTGGAAGGTACCGGTATCAACGGCACGAACCATTTGTAAAGGAACGTATGGGCAGTAGAACAAACCAGCGTCATATGCATTTGAACCTTTGTAACCAACAACAGCAAACTCTGAAGTCGAACCAGCTGGGAAGTAAGGATCAATGTAAACCTTAACACGACCAAACAATGTACCAGCAAATGTGTTACCTGTGTCGTCAACTGTCAAGTTAACTTGTGAATTCAATGCTGATTGATAGTCAAGGATGCCAGCCATTGCAAGAGCAGAAGCAACATCTGATGAACAAATCAATACATTACCTTTACCACGGCGTGTTGTCTTGGCAATGGTGTTAGCTTCACGTTCGATTTGGAATGCCAAACCTTTAACTTTCTCAACCATCCAGCGACCATTCGAATCGGTGTCGAGGTTGAATGTACCACGTTGGGTTGTACCAACTTGAGCACCAACAACTGACGTTTGATAGATAGTACGGATAACTTCACGGTTGATTTCAGCAAGAATTTCCGAAGAAAGAATGTTTGCTAATTCTGTTTCAGCGTCAAGACCATGAACTGCTTTCAAGTCTTGTGCTAATTCCATTGAGTACTCAGCCTTTAAAGCACGAGTCTTAGCAGTAACAGTAACTTTCTCAATAGCAAATGCCATTTCGTTAAAGTCTGGACTATCACCTAAAGCCTCAGCTGTTGCTGTTGGCATACCTGTACCAGCTGTAACTGAAGCTGATGTGAATGTATTACCTGAACCCAATGCTGTGTTAGCTGCAAGAGCCAAATCAGTTTGAGCTGTACCTGCACCTGAGTATACTGTGTTGGCTTCGTTGTAGAAGGCTTCAGTATTGGTGTTTGCTTGACCTGTGTAACGAGTACGCATTGCGAAGATCAAACCAGTAGGACCTGTCATTGGTTGAACGCCACAAACGTCATATGCCATAAGGTTAGGCAACGAACGGCGAACGAGAGAAATGAGGATAGGATCGAAACCAGCAACAGGACCGTATGAGTCTGCGCCGCCACCGAAACCACCTGTACCAACTTGTGAAGTAGGACCGGCTTCATACAAAATGCCAGAAGCTTTTTGCATTTCAATTGCTGAGTTTTCAAGAATAACAGCTGTAACCGCTTTACGGTATGGGTCTGTAATTTGTGGGAGTTCTGGGTGATTTAAAACACCGTCCCATTTAGTTTGTAATGATTCTGATAGATACATTAAGGATCTCCTTAGTTTATATTAAATTTTACTTGTTTGTTTTAGAAATTGCTTGCGAAACCATGGCAACAAATGGGTCTACTGAAACCTGTTTGTCTTGAGTTTCTTCTACTTGTTCATTCAAATGACTAGAACTGGCTCTCTTAACACCTGAAGGAAAATAATTCTCACGAATTGTTTCCAACTTGTATTCGTATTCGTCCTCTGTGGAGAATTCAACACTCTCTGCGAGTGATTTGATTTTTTCGAATTGTGTGTCGGTGAGACCTTCACATACTGAATGGGTAATTTCAATCTTACGTGACTCAACTAATGCTCGCTTTAATTGTACACCACGATCAATCTCTTCATCTAATTTGCTTTCGAGTTCTTCAACTTTATTAGCTAATTCATCAACTAAATCTACTTTCTCTGAAGGAACATCAATATAATGTTCAGCGAACAGATTACGTAAACCAGAAATAAATTCTTCCGTCAATTCTGAACGGAGACCAGATTCGATTGCGATTTCGTTTTGTTCAAGCCATTGTTCAACAACGTAGTTGAGGTAGTCGTCAACTTTCTCGGTGAGATCAGTTTTAACTTGTTCAACAGCTTCTTCTAGCATACCAGCATATTCAGTTTCCATTTGTTCTTGGATTTGTTGAATACGATCCACGACTCGGGCTTCAAAAATGGTAGAAGCTTTAGATTTGAATTCTTCTGAAATTGTCGAATCGTCTGCGAACATAGCTTCGATATCATCTCCGAAATCTTCTTCTTCACCTAGTGTCTTTTTGCCACCAGCTGGTTTATTTTGTGTATCTGCTGAAGCAGCAGAAGGTTTTGTTGTTGGTGCTGTTGCCGATTTAGCAGCTTTAGTTATTCAACTTTGCTGAATCATCGTCCTGCTTATAGTTCTGTGGGGTTGGGCCGCCAATATCGACAACTTCGCCGTCAAGTTTTTGTGTAGGCATAGCTGGTGCCTTCGAGTGGCTACCCGAAAGAATATCAGCTGCTGCTTCCATTAATTTGTTTGATGACATTAGGATTCTCCTTATGATTTCTTATTTATAAGATTAAAGTTTTGCGAGGTAATTTTCAAATAATTTTAGAGCAACTTGTTCAATTTGCATAGAAGTTGCTTGTCTAATTTCTTTTTTTGGCTTGGTCGTAGTCTGATTCTACAAATTTTCCATCGATTAACAT